TACTACACTTATGCCAAGCTCTACCCGTATGAATGCCATACGTGAGGGTGTTTTAGCGGTTTTTGGTTTTAACTGTTGAATAGTCTATGTCGTGATACTGGTCTGTCGTGTAGGACTTGATGCTGTCCTACACTTGCTGTTGTTTTACTCTAGCCTACACAGTAGCTAGGTACATTTATTATGAGATGTTGAACTACTATTAGGGGTGAAGTTACCCTTGTCGTCGTAGCCTTTACGTGTGGCTCTTTTACCTGCCACTTACTGTATCTCATATGCGCTTTCCAGTATGCGTTACACACGCACCTATCCAACCAATGTTTGGGTGTTAAATAACACCCGACCAAAAACCTTCCGAACTGATAAAGAACGCGGTATATCGGAACTGCCCATAGCAGTGCCACCGAACTACTTACTACTTATTTACTTATGAAACGCCATTGTAGCACACCTAAAACCAAAAGTCAAGAGGCTCTCAGCGTATTATACCTCTAATGTCAACCCTAACGATTCATAGTAACTTACAACTTGGGCTATTTCATATAATGTTGCATTTGTTTTTATCTTATTTGCGCGAAACGATACAAGTGCAATATTTCCTTTGGTGTATCCTTTTGATGGGTCAATTCTATCTACTGATAAACAATTATCATCAAGTGGTTTCGCATTTATTAGGTTTAACTCAATTCCCAAAGCTGGGCAATGTGTTGGTGGTGGGTACAAATCTGAAAGTGTTAAATTAAAATCAATTCCTGTTTGTTTCGCGCGGTTTTTTAAGCTAGTTAGTTTTAGTTTCATTCTACGTAATAGCTCGTTATCTTTTGAATGTGCAGGTACATCTAACCCATATTTAGCTACTACACGTTTAACTCGTTTGGCTTCTACCTTTTCTGCACGAACATACATAGCAGGCTGTTCAATAAACCCTTGATTTCTAAACCTTAATACTAATTGTCTCACGCGTTCACGTGATATTCCATACCTATCACCAATGCTCTGCAATGTTTCACCTTTGTTAGTGCTTATAATAATGTCCGAGTCCCTAGCTGTATGTTTAATCATTTTGTTTCCTTAAATTGGTTGAGTAGGACTCCAGTATATATTATGTATGCGCAATGTCAATTTCTTTTTTAAGGCTTTGTCAACTATTTGAAGTTACTCCAATGGTTATTTGTATAATCCTTATCATGACGTTTCACGTAACGCTTATACTCACCTTTCATATATAGCCATATGATGCTCGCGGTTTGTATATGGTACATTTTGCCGTTTAATTCTATATGAACAAATCGGGCAGTTATTGGTTTTTTACTCGCGCGCGCGGTTTTATAAAGTTTGCCTGTGTATGGCTCATATGTAAAAAGTGCGTGTACTTGCTCTTGACTAATTGGCATATTGTGTTTCCTAGTATTATAAAGATATGGAGAAGGTGTTATTTAACACCCGAAGTAAAAAAGTAACATTGTATCATGTTTGTGAGAGGGTATTGTGAATTTGTGTTCCTAGTGCGCCAAGGGATTGCTGTAATGTGATAATGTGAACGAGAAAAAGGAGAGCTTTCTTGGCGAGTTACACCAAACCAACAATTCACGGCAACAAAAAAAGTAGAAGCTCTTATTATTACTTCTTAATATAAATAAATAGTCACATTACACAAAGCATAATGATTTTGAGGATATGACTGGGTTTGCGAGCGTGAATTTCTGACAAAAACTCGTTCACATTCCATAACATTACCAAGCTAATCCTAGTATGTCTTATTGGTGTCGGGATAGTCCGTGTATGTCGTTATCACATTAGTTCGGGTGTTATTTAACACCCTTTGTTTGTACTGTCAGCGTGGCTTTAACTTCGCGCGCCTCACGCGCATACAGGAACCAGTGTCCCACCTACTACAATTCAATCAGGCAGTCCCACTAGCTTCAGTAAAAGTATTTACTTCGCGTCGCAGTCCCGCCTGCTGAATTGACACTGGTTCCTAACCCCAAAAAACGAGGGCAAAAAAATACCCCGCTTTCGCGGGGTTATAACGTAAACCCTGAGAAGTTATCTCAGGGGTGTTATTTAACACCTATTCGTCGGCTTCAACTTCGTCGGCAATCTCAGGCAATTCAATTCCAAGCCCTTGCATCATAACGGTCAATTGTTTTTCTGCTAATACCCAAGCCTTGCCTTTCGTATCCTGCAAGGTTTTGTATAATGCTAACACTTGTTTGGTTGCCTTTTCCTCTGCGCTTACAGGGTCTTTAGCACCGTTTATAAAAGCGCGCGCGCCATTTAAGATATCACTAGCATTTAGTACTGTTTTATGCTTTTTAGTAATTGTGCTAGCATTCCAATAAGCCAATGGATTGAAGCCTAAGTCCCGTGCTTCTACTATTTTAGCAATATTATTAAAGCGTAGATATAAAGCATTATGCGATTTGCTTGTTGGTACTTTTTCACGTTTCGCAACTGGCAATGTTTTGTTACGTGCCTTAATCTCGTTTTGGTAACCCTTCCAAGTTGGCGCAGTAACATTAGCGAATACTGCATTTAAAGCCGTACTATCAAAGTTATTGCCCGCCGTGCCTAACACTACTGCTACTTCATAATCAAATTCATGCGTATCAACTGCAACCTTTTCAGTTTCTGATAATTGAATAAACAACTGTGCAACTGGTGCTACTGGTTTACGTGCCTTACTGATTGCTGTTACTTGTGCTACTGTTTTAACTGTTGCCATGATATCTATACTCCTCGATTTAGGTAGACGCGTTGCGCCTTTCAACCTGTGAACCATTATACAGGATTTACGGGCATTGTCAACCCCTTTCTAGCCCTATCCTACCCTTGTACCCCCACCCCCACATTTTTGAACGGGTCCCATCTGGGCGCTAGTGCGCCCTATTCCACACAAAATATTCTGTAAAATTTTAAAAATGGGTCCCCTAAGTATGTATATGCGCCGAAATATTCTGTAAAATTTTAAAAATCGCCCTATCCCCCCTGCATTTTTCCCAGCCTATATAAAAAAAACGTTACATGTAACACCCCCCATACCAAAAATAATTGGCATACTCAAAAAAAATATAGTAATATGTGGGAACAATTTGCTTACAACCCTATGGTAACGATGCAAAACATGAATGAAATGCTGGATTATAGTCCAGAGGAACCCGATGTTATTCTTCCACCTATTGAACGGGTCGACGAAGATGAAGTGCTGTTCGCAAAGAACATAACATACCGTGAAGAAGTAAGGGCGCGAGCAAGGTCCGTACTGGAATTGATGGACCACGGCATGCAAGTTGATGAGAATGAGCAAACCCAACGCAACGCCACCGAGATATTTACCGAAAAAGCAGACTTAGCAACGCACGCTGAGAAGCCAGATGTGATATTACGCCTTGAGGCGATGCTAACTGAGTATGACCATGAGGTTGTGCAAGAAGCAGTGCAGGTTCGGCGGTATATAATGAACCGTCTGATGGATGAGTCGATGACCGCAACCAAACCAAGCGAGAGATTGAAGGCTCTAGAGCTGCTGGGTAAGGTAACCGAGGTAGGAATGTTTACGGAACGTCAAGAAATCACCATAACACACCGCACCACATCAGAAATTGAGGAGGAGTTGGAGAAAACGCTGACCCTTTTACTAAATCCAACGTCAAAAATGTACGAAGTCCCACCTGCTAATGCACAAGCAATCAAAGATATTGAAATAAATATCTAAATGAACCTAACGCATGAGCAATTACTTGACATAAAGGCGAATCTGCACAAGATTCCAGAAGCTAAACGCCCCAAAGTCTTGGAATTGCTAACGGAGTTACTGGCAAGGCAGCAAAACGACACAGCTCACATGAATTTTCTTGACTTTGTTAAGAAGGTGTGGCCCGGATGCATACTGGGTAGACATCACATCATCATGGCGGAGAAATTTGAGGCAGTTGCACGAGGGGAAATCAAAAGATTAGCTATTTCACTGCCACCACGCCATACAAAATCAGAATTCGCATCATATTTACTACCAGCATGGTTCTTGGGTAACTATCCAGAGAAGAAAATCATGCAGGCATCACACACTGCAGAGCTTGCGGTGAACTTCGGGCGTAAAGTCCGTAACTTAATTGACTCAGATGTATACAAAGGGATTTTCAGGGATGTTACCCTACAGACAGATAGTAAAGCGGCAGGTCGTTGGGGAACTAACAAGGGAGGAGTATATAATGCTCTGGGTGTTGGTGCGGGTGCCGCTGGTATGGGTGCCGATATATTTATTATTGATGACCCTCATAACGAGCAGGATATTATTAATGGTAATCTAGATGTTTTTGACAAGGCTTGGGAATGGTATCAGTCAGGTCCACGTCAACGACTACAACCGGGTGGTGGAATCATCGTGGTTCACACGCGCTGGTCAAAGAAAGACTTGATTGGGAAGTTATTAGACTACGCAGAGAAGAATCCAGACGCTGACCAGTGGGAATACATAGAGTTTCCTGCTATTATTGGCGAAGGTACCGACCATGAGGAGTCAATGTGGCCTGAGTTTTGGACATTACCTGAATTAAAGAAGATACAAAACACAATTAGCCCGCATTTATGGAATGCGCAGTATATGCAGTCACCGACATCAGAAGGTGGGGCACTAATTAAGAAAGCATGGTGGCAGATATGGGATAAAGACCGTCCGCCACAGTGTGAGTTTACAATTATGTCGCTAGATGCGGCACAAGAGGCTACAAATCGTTCAGACTTTAACGCATTAACAACTTGGGGCGTTTTCTTTAACGAAGAAACCAATAACTATAATATAATATTGCTAAATTCTATTAAAAAGCGTATGGAATTCCCGGAACTTAAGGCTATGGTCCTTGAGGAATATAAGGAATGGCAGCCAGACTCATTTATGGTAGAGAAAAAATCTAACGGCGCTGCTTTATATCAGGAGCTTCGAAGGATGGGTATTCCCGCGGGAGAGTTTACTCCGGGCAAAGGGCAAGATAAGATTAGTCGGGTTAATGCAGTGACAGATTTGTTTTCTTCTGGAATTGTATGGGCACCAGATAGACGTTGGGCTAAGGAAGTTATTGATGAATGTAATGACTTTCCAAATGGCGAACACGATGACTTGGTCGACTCGACGACTCTCGCGCTAATAAGATTCAGGCAGGGTGGGTTTATTCGTTTACCAAACGATGAAGCAGAAGACAGCGTACTATATCGATATAAGAAAAAAGCAGCTTACTATTAAAGGACATAACAATGGCAATTGATAAAAGTTTATCCCAAGCTCCGCAAGGACTTGACCAGTTAGACCAGATGGAAGAAGGACCCGCACTAGAGATTAGTATTGAGGACCCAGAGAGTGTTGAGATTGGTGTTGATGGTAAACCTATTCTTAGTATAGAAAACACCGAAGATACACCAGAGTTCGAAGCTAACTTAGCTGAGGAGATAGATGACCGTGTCCTAGTTACATTAGCATATGAGTTAATGGCTGACTTCGAAGACGACGTTGCTTCTCGTAAGGATTGGATACAAACATATGTAGATGGTCTTGAGCTATTAGGTTTAAAGATTGAGGAACGTTCTGAACCTTGGGAAGGCGCATGTGGTGTGTATCACCCACTATTAAGCGAGGCTGTTGTTAAGTTCCAAGCTGAGACAATGATGGAAACGTTTCCAGCAGCAGGTCCAGTTCGTACACAAATCATTGGTAAAGCTACACCAGACAAGAAAGAAGCGGCAGCTCGTGTTGAAGAAGACATGAATTACCAGTTGACTGATGTCATGAAAGAGTTCCGCCCTGAGCATGAGCGTATGTTATGGGGTCTAGGTCTAGCAGGTAACGCGTTCAAGAAAGTGTACTTTGACCCAGCACTAAATCGCCAAACGTCAATGTATGTTACAGCTGAAGATGTGGTAGTGCCATATGGTACATCAAGTCTTGAGTCAGCCGAACGTATTACGCATGTAATGAGAAAGACAGAAAACGATATCCGCAAGCTACAGAGCGCAGGATTCTATCGTGATGTTGAGCTAGGTGAGCCAACATATAACTTAGATGAGGTAGAGAAAAAGATAGCTGAGAAGTTAGGCTTCCGCGCTTCTACTGATAACCGTTTTAAACTCCTAGAGATGCAAGTTGAATTAGACTTAGAAGGCTATGAGCATGAAGACGATGATGGAGAACTTACAGGGATTGCACTTCCATACATTGTAACTATTGAAGTAGGCACGGCTACAATCCTAGCTATTCGCCGTAACTGGAAACCCGACGATGAGTTTTATCAAAAACGTAACCACTTTGTCCATTATGGATATATTCCCGGCTTTGGTTTTTATTGCTTTGGGCTTATCCATCTTATCGGTGCTTTCGCTAAGTCTGGCACTTCTCTCATTCGTCAGCTTGTTGATGCTGGCACCTTGGCTAATTTACCGGGGGG